TACTCGGGGACCAACACACGAACCATGGGGGCAATTTGGAAGTTTGCATAACAAGGGTGTAGAAGGCTCTGTAGATAGTACAACGTCTGCTGAACCTGAAGTAGAAACAGATACAGATGGTGCTAAAGCAGGAACTGATGCTGAAAGTTTAACTCCTGATCCAAATGTAATACTAACCCAAGAAGAATCAACGGAAGCCGATAGTGAATTTTCTCAATCATCTGCAGTAGTTATTAATAAAGATGGAAAACGAGTTTTAAATAAAGATCATGTAAAAAGTTTACTTGGCAATCTTGTTAAAGGCACAGCACAAAATGCTAACGAACTTAGTCTTGATAAGGGCCTTGGTGCTTTTGGACTAAGCCCAACAGATCTTGAACTTGGCGGAATCTTAAAACCCGGTGTAGTTAGTCGTTTCCTAGGAAATCCAAGTCAAATAGTACAAGATGGGTTTGGTGCTAATATAACTAAACTTGAATCGGTTTTAACAAGCCCAACAGTCTTTACAGGTCAAGATGGATTAAAAACACTTACTGATCTAACAGGAAATGCAAATAAACAAATTTCTATTGCTAGTAACAATTTAGTAAAACAATTTGACTTTATTCAGAGTCAAGGTTTTATAAACGGTAACGAATCTGATAGAAACATTGGAGGAATATTACTAGCAACTACTAAACACGGTCGAAATGCCGCAACACAATTTTTTAATGGAATCGCTAGTTCTACGAATAAAAATGCATTTAAACAAACTATTCGCGATGGGCAACACAGTATTGATTTAGTTAATCAAAGAGTAGCAGGATCTACTACATCAACCGTATTTAACCCACAGCCGGCTGAAAATACATTTAATACAGTACAAGAACTAGTTAATAAAACAAGTAATACCTTTCTATCAGATGGTAGAATCACTAGACGAACCTAATATAAATACTAAATTATGGCAACATTTTACGGATTTAATACAATAGACGAAGGGCGAAAATTTCGCTTAGAAGATCGAGATTTATTAATACGCGATCTTCTTAATAGCCTGATGATTCGCAAAGGTGAAAAATTACATAAACCCAACTATGGTACTACTATATGGTCCTTGTTATTTGAAGGCCTTACTGACGAAACTGTAGATGAAATTGAAAAAGAAACCCAAAGAACTATAGAACAAGATCCTAGAATGAAAATAGAAAATATTGCAATTTATGCTAGAGACAATGGCATACTATTAGAAATTTCAGTATTCTTTGTTAGCATACCCGAAGCACAACTTCTTAATGTATTTCTAAATCCTGATAGCAATTCAGCCTCTTTATTATAATATATAATATACGCAGTTTATAATTCTGATAAATACTAACATTATATAGGTATCTAATAGAACTATGGCTAAGACAACTAGACAAACATCAATATTTGGTGCAGAAGATTGGAAAAGAATCTATCGCACATACAAAGAAGCAGACTTTCAAAGTTATGATTATGAAACTATAAGAAAAAGTTTCGTTGATTATCTTAGAGTATATTATCCCGAATCATTTAATGACTTCACTGAATCAAGTGAATTTATTGCATTAATGGATCTTATGTCATTCATGGGTCAAGGTTTAGCCTTCCGCAACGACATGAATACTCGAGAAAACTTTATGGATACAGCAGAACGTAGAGATTCAGTAATTAAGTTAGCTAAGTTAATTGGCTATACGCCAAAACGTAATATAAATGCTCAAGGATTCCTAAAAATACTATCAATAAGCACAACAGAAGATGTCTTAGATTTTAATAGTAATAGCTTACAGGCAATTACAGTTAATTGGAATGATGTTACAAACCCAGACTGGTTTGAACAATTTAATGCAGTAATGAATGCCGCTATGATTAGTAGCCAAAAATATGGCAGTCCTGGTAATAACCAATCCTTACTAGGCATTAGTACAGATGAATATACTTTAAATACTTTAGCCACATCATTACCAATCGCAAGTTTTTCAACATCTATTAACGGAGGCTCGATGGCATTTGAACTTACCAGTGCGAGTAGTGTTGGTAAAACATATCTTTACGAACCGGCACCACAACCAGGTGGAGCATTTAATGTTTTATATCGTAATGACCAACTTGGCTTTGGTGGTGCAGATACTGGCTACTTCTTTTATTTTAAACAAGGCGAATTATTAAATCAAGACTTTAATATCGCAGATAGAATTAGTAATAGAATAGTTAATATTGATGTTGATGGTATTAATAATGAAGATGTTTGGTTATACGAATTATTAGATAATTCAACAACATTAATTGAGTGGAAACAAGTAGAAGATATATTTGCCGTTGATACTGACGAAACTACAGCATCAGTAGAAAAAACTAGAGAAGTCTATGCAGTTCAGAGTAGATCTAATGACCAGGTTGATATAATATTTGGTGATGGAACTTTTTCAAAAATACCTATAGGCGACTATCGTGTATATATTAGATCAGGCAATGGATTACAATATGTTATTAATACAAACGAAATGCAGAGTATTCAAATACCAATTACGTATGCTAGTAGATCTGGCAGAGTAGAAACTGTTACATTTACATTAGGTTTACAACAGGCTGTATCAAATGCTAAAACACGTGAAACATTAACTGAGATTAAAGAAAGAGCACCGGCTAGATTTTACACACAAAATCGTATGGTAAATGGTGAGGATTACAATAACTTTCCTTTTACTGAATTTACATCAATTCTAAAATCTAAGGCTATAGCTAGAACCGGCGTTGGTGTTAATAGACAATTAGACTTATTAGATCCCACTGGAAAATATTCATCTACTAATATCTTTGCTGGCGACGGAATGATATATAAAGATTCAAAAACTCCAACCTTTACATTTAGTTTTATTGATAGTAATGATATAGCCACAATGATTACAACACAATTAGAACCTGTTCTTAAAGCAAGACAAATGGTACATTTTTACTATGATCAATTTACTAGACCAACTTTAAGTGGTATTGAGTGGAATCAAAGTACCGCTTTAGTTAATTCTGTATCTGGTTTCTTTAAAAATACCGCATCGGGTTCGCCCATACCCATTGGTGAATTTACATCAAGTAACAACAAACATATACGAGAAAATGGTTTAATTAAATTTGAACCACCTGTTGGTTACTTTTTTGATGCAAATAATAGATTAGTGGCAGGTACTCCTTCTAAACAAGGCGAAAAGCTAGTGATATGGGCAACTGTAACAGCATTAACATTAGACGGTACTAACTTTGGAACTGGTAATTTAGATGATGGCAGTGGTCCTGTAACATTAAATCAATATATTCCATCTACAGCAATACCAACTGAAGTAATACCTAGACTAATAACAGATTTACCTAGTACTTTAGAAACAGATCTTATTGCTCAGGTAGAGGCTTTAAGAGACTTTGGTCTAGGTTACGACCATCTTACTGGTACCTGGTATATTATTAGTACCAATAATTTAAATCAAGATGCTGATTTTTCAACATCCAATGCACAAACTACGCTTGAAGTTAATACTGATGCAAGTTGGTTAGTACAGTTTACTACTGACGGTATTAGTTATACCACAAAATATAGATCATTAGAATATTATTTTGCAAGTGTAATAGAAAATAGATTTATTTACGATGACGCTGATAATGTTTATGATTCAAAAACAGGAAAAACAATAAATGATAGCATTAATGTTTTAAGATCAAATTCAAAACCAGATTCAAATAATGCATTAGACACTAATGTAGTATTAGATATTGTTGGGCAAGAAGTTGAACAAGATGGTTTCATAGATAACTTTAAAGTATTAATAAGCTATGCAGATAAAGATAGTGATAATGTAGCTGATGATCCAGACTTTTTCACAACCCTTGTTGATCCAGCAGTTAGTGTAACAAGTAAATTGGTATTTTTTGAACGTACAACTGACTTTGATAATTTAGAAAGATTTATTCCATTAGCGACAGGTACTGTTAATACACTATATGCAACATTGGCGTTAACAGAAGCGGCAAAAACAGAATACGCCGACGGTCAAGTATTTTATACCACTACCGATATTAAATTTTATAAATTATCTGTTATTGGTACAACATATACATTAACCGAGACAACAAACTATACTAAGAGTATCGGAAGACAAGATCTTAATTTTCAATATTCACATAACAGTTCAAATACACGCAGAATTGATCCTGCAAACACTAATATTATTGATTTATTTCTAGTTACCAACACTTATTATACAGATTTTACAAATTATATTATTGATTCAACAGGCACAATTACTGAACCTGTTCGTCCGACTATAGATGAATTAAGTCTAGCATATACAAAATTAAATCAATATAAAATGGCATCAGATAATATCGTAATGAATAGTGTTAAATTTAAACCTATGTTTGGTCCTAAGGCGCCAATAGAATTACAAGGTTCGTTTAAAGTAATTAAAAACATTGGAGTTGTAGTAAGTGAAGGTGAAATTAAAAGTAGATTGATAGAATCATTAAATGAATATTTTAGTTTAGATAATTGGGACTTTGGTGATACATTTTACTTTTCAGAACTAAGTGCTTTTTTACATCGTGAATTAGGAGACATTATTAGTTCAGTTGTTATTGTACCAACTGATCCAACTAAGACATTTGGTGGTTTGTATGAAGTTAAATCTTCACCAGATGAAATTTTTATGAATGCGGCAAGTGTAACCGATGTTGAAGTAGTCACAGCATTAACATCTACTGTTTTAAGACAGTCAACTACTTAATAGGTATTATAAAAAAGAATGGCAATTAGAACAAAGACAATAGATCTTTTACCTGAGATATTTAGAACAACTACTAACGAAAAGTTTCTAAATGCTACTCTGGAACATCTAGTACAACCTTCTCAATTAAAAAGAGTAGAAGGATACATTGGATTAAAAACCGGCCTAGGAGTATCAGCCTCTGATGCTTATGTTAGAGAACCTAGCACTACAAGACAGGATTATCAATTAGAACCAACTGTTTGTTATAAAAAAACAAATACAGATGAAACACAAGATCTTATAACCTACCCGGGTATGGTTGATGCACTTAAATCTCATAATGCTAATACTAATAAACACAATAGATTATTTACATCTGAATATTATAGTTGGGATCCATTAATTGACTATGATAAATTTATTAACTTTAGTCAATATTATTGGCTACCAGGAGGACCAGATTCTGTTGATCTTAAATTAACTGATATTGTTTCGCAAGATGACTATACTATTACACGTGGTACTGATGGATACACATTTGATACAATAAAAGGTGATAACCCAAATATTTCATTAATGCGTGGAGGAAATTATACATTCACAGTAAACCAAAATGGCAATCCTTTTTATATACAAACCGATGCTGGCATATCAGGATTAGTTCCTGGGCAACCTAATCAAAGTTCTAGGGAAGTATTTGGTGTTGAAAACAATGGCGATGATAACGGTGTTATTACATTTAAAGTACCCGATGCTGATGCACAAAATGAATTTTTAACTATGACTAAAACTGCTGATGTAGATTTAGTCACCGATTTAAGATTTGATCAAATTAATAATAGATATGTTAAAACAGCAGAGGGAACATCCAATGAAGATTTTAGATTCTTAACTAGTTTTGACGAGGATACCGTTACCTTCGACGGTAAGGTAATGAATGGTTTTGGGGTAACACCATTTGATTATGCGATTGATCTAGCACAAGATATTGAAATTGATGGTGTTAAGGACCTTGACGGAAAAACAATAATATTTACAAATCAAAATCCTGGCGATGGTGCAGAATCGGGGTGGCGTACACAAGAACAATTTGATGGAATAACTTATGATAATGAAGATGCCGTATGGGATAAAGAAGTTGAAATAACTTTACAAAGTCAACGTTATTCAATATGGAAAATTAAATATCTTAGTGATGATTCTACAGATAATCAATTTATATCACTTAGTAGAATTCAAGAAGTACCAAATAATACTAAGGTTTACATTAAATCTGGAACTACATTTAATAATGAACATTTTTATAAAGATGCAGAAGGTTTTTTCCAGCAACAGCCATTAATTACAGCTACTAGTGATACATTATATTATCAAGATGGAACCGATGCAACCAAATTTGGTGTTATTAGATTAGTTGAAGGTGAAGCTACACAAACATTTGATGTCACTGAAGATATACTTGGTAAAATACAATATACCTCACCAATTGGTGTTAAACTTAATAACGGACTAAAAGTAATATTCCGTGGCCCGACAGAACCAGCAAGTTATCAAGATAATGAATTTTATGTTGAAGGCTGTGGTTCATCTATTAAATTATTAGCTGTAACAGATTTTCAAACGCCAGAAGCATTTACAGTTAGTGAATCTCAACCTTTTGATGATATTGGTTTTGATAGTGTAGCATATGATAGTTCGCTAAGTGCTCCAACCTCTTTAGATTATTTTACAATAAACAGAGCAAGTTCAGATCAAAACCCATGGACTAGATCAAATCGTTGGTTTCATGTTGATATTATTAATCAATCAGCCGAAATTAATAAAGTTCCGGCTGTACTTAATCAGGCTAACCGAGCAAAACGACCAGTTATTGAATTTAAATCAGGATTAAGATTATATGATTTTGGTACAAGTGGTATTGCACCTGTTGATATTATAGATACAACACAAATTGATGCACTTAGTAATGTACATGGATCTATAGGATATATTGTTGATGGATTTAAATTATTAGATGGATCAAGAATTATATTCACTAATGATGATGATGCAACTGTTAAAAATAAAGTTTATAAAGTTGAAATGATAGATCCGGTTGGTATTACTATGGACCCAGGACAAACTAGTGTTCCTGTTATTAATCTTGTATTAGAATCTGATGCAATTAATACAGATACAACTGTTTATTGTAAGAGTGGTGTAACTTTACAAGGTAAATCATTTAGATATGATGGAACTGATTGGGTGCAAGGACAACAGAAGACCGGAATAAATCAACAACCATTATTTGATATTATTGACTCTACTGGTAAAAGTTTAGCTGATCCAACTGCATATCCAAGTAGTAATTTTGCAGGTACAAAACTTTTTAGCTATTCACCTGGTACTGGTAATATCGATTCTATCTTAGGATTAAGATTAAAATATGAATCTGTAAGCAATGTTGGGGATATTGTATTTGATAATAATTTTTATAAGGATACTTTTGTTTCTACTGTTGATGCCGTTAGTTTTACTAAAAATATTGCTATTGGATTTGTTAGACAATATACTGATAGAACAACATATTCAGATTTAACTGGCTGGCAAAAAGCAAAAACTAGTTCAAAACAACCACAAGTTTTTACTTTTAAGATCGATGGAACCACATTAACAACTACCAGTACATTAAAATGTGATATAAAATATGACACAACGGATGATAATGCTGTATATGTTGATGTTAATAATAAATTTAAAGATAGTTCTACTTATACTATAACATCTACAACCGGTAGTAGTATAACATCTTCAACTGGTACTAGAACAATTAACGGAACAACATCAATTACATTTGACTCAGCACTAACTAAAAATGATATCGTACAGGTATTCATTAATAGTAAAGAAGTTAGTAAAGAAGGTGCCTATTATCAGGTTCCTTTAAACTTAGCAAACAATGCCGTTAATAAATCATTTGATACAATTACTCTGGGTGCAATTAGAAATCATTTTGTTGGTATGGCACAAAGAACGCCAAAACTAACTGGTACTATACTTGGTAGTAACAATATTAGAAACTTAGGCAATTATGAATCTTATGGTGTACAAATTGTTGAGCATAGTGCTCCTATGCAATTTATGGCAACATTCTGTAAAGATTCAAATATTAATTTCTTTGATGCATTAGACTTTTCTAGAAACGAATATGAAAAATTTAAGAAAAGATTATTAAATGCAATATCAACTAAAGAATACACAGGTGACACAACTGCAAAACAATTAGATGGTGCATTAAATGATATAAACAGAGGAATGAACCCAGACTCGCCATTTTATTGGACTGATACATTACCAATGGGTGAAGTATTTACAGAAACCAAATATACTATAACACCAACAGATGATGATACATTTGATACTGTACAAACTTATGATTTTACTAAAGCTAACTTTCTTGCTTTATCAATATATGTAAATGACATATTATTAGTAAAAGATACTGATTATACTGTAGCAACAGATGGTCCACGTATAGTAATATTACAAACATTATCAGCTGGTGATGTATTAAAAATTAGAGAATATGCAAATACTGCTGGTAACTTTTTGCCAGCAACCCCAACTAAGTTGGGTTTATATGATAGTTATATTCCAGAAAAAGTTACAGACAAAACCTATATAACTGCACAAACTGTAATTGTAGGACATGATGGGTCACGAACAATAGCATATGGTGATACACGAGATGATATTTTACTTGAATTTGAAAAACGTATCTATAATAATTTAAAAGTTAATATTGCTCCACCAATGCATTGGTATGATGTTATACCAGGTAAATTTAGAACAACAGATTATACAACAGAAGAATGTATTAACTTAT